ACCTAGTCCTGCGTTGTTGATATTGTTGTTACGCATACGCCATAAGAATGTCATTGTGTCACTATAGTCTTGGTAGTCTTCTGTGGGAAATCCTACAATCCAATTAGTAGCTGCCCAGATACCAACTTTTTTACAATCGATGAAATTTTGTTCCATCTCTTTAATAGTAACACCTTTAGCCATGTCATCAAGAACTTTTTGTGAACCTGATTCAACACCAAAGTTAAACATGATACAGCCGCCATCTGCCAAGTCTTGTAAGAACGCTAGGTCCATACGACCATCGCAACGTGCATAGCCTGTCCACTTTACTTTCAAGTCTTTCTCTTTAAGAGCAAGAGCAAACGCACGTAGTTCTTTAGGGTTACCATTGATAAGACTATCAATGAACCAAATAATATCTGTACCTTTATTGTAATACAACCACTCAACTTCAGTAATCAAGTCAACACTCTGACGCTGACGATACTTCCAGAAGTGTGTTTCTTCACAGAATGTACACTTAGCTGTACATCCGCGTGATATCTCACTATTCACACCATTAGGTAATTCATACTGACTGAAATCAATAGATTCATAGTCAGGCATCGGCAAACCGTTAATATTGATACGTTGTTCTTCAGGCTGTGTAAGATAGCGAGGATATTCTACTTCTTTCTTTTCTTCAATCTCGTCAAGCATGACAAGTAAGTTCTGTTCACCTTCACCTACTACAACATAGTCATAGTATGGATGTGTTGCGAACCAACTCTTGTGTACGTTAGGTCCACCTACAGCAATCTTAATGTGAGGTGCTCTACGCTTAATCTCTTGACACATCCACTTGGTAGGTTCTTCACTGATATAGTAAACACTGAAGCCTACTACATCAGGATTCATTTCAATGATCTTATCTACTGCAGGGCTTAATATCTCAGGACCTAACAATGGATGAATATCATTCATGTAAGTATCGCCCATCCAATGCCAAGAGCTAGAAGGATCCCATAGTCTGAATGGAATTCTTTGATTAGGCCACCAGTCTTTCTTAAATGCGTTATACGCTTTAACGTTCAAGTCAATTATGTGTGTCTCATAACCCGAACTCTTAGCAACACCGCTCAATCGGGCAAGACTAAACGGGGGCATGTAGGGTGACCATTCAGGACACAATACTAATGCTAGTTTTGTGTTGCGGGTCTTGTAATCAACATATACAGGAGTTAAGTTCTTTTGTACAGTCGTCTTAGCATAAGGAGCAATTGCTTCCATCATACTACGATGGCGTGCATCCGCGATATCCTCTGTGGGACGTTCCTTAGGCTTTAGTTCGTCAACTGCCAATGATCTTAAAGTAAAATCCAAAATTTGCTCCTAGGTTTCTTTATTATTATACTATTGAATTACTGAATTTGCAATCAGTTTGGAGTAATTTTTCTAAAATGATAGATACCACCTTGAGCACTAGCACATGGACTAAAACCCATAAACTTCAATTGACCTGCATATGCCCAATTTGCAAAGGGTGTTAAGTTGTTGCCGGCGGTAATGTATACATCAGCATCATCAGTTAAGTACTTATGAATATTGTCAAAGAATTCTCTATGCATTTCAAATCCCTCATCAACTATCATTCTAACAGTGTTTGCAAAGAATTCATTCTTTTCTATATAGGTTGTAATATTACTATGGGGAGGGTTTGCCACTACCAAATCAAACTTTTCAGTTATTGGAATCAATGATATCTTATCACATGTGTAACCAGTTACCTTATCAGCGATGTTGTTTTCCTGTGCATTCTTAATACATGATTCTATCGCAGGTGCGTAGGAATCCATAAACGTTACAATTTCTGCAATGTTACTATCTATTAATTCAAAACCAAAAGGTCCATGACCTGCACACCAATCAAGTGCTGATTCATAATTAGTTTTCTGTCCGGTTCTTTCAATCAATGCTATCAATTCATTTCTATATAAATCTCCCCCACCATCAATATGACATGGGAAGTTAAGTGTTATTCCATTATCGTAAACAACTTGACTGTTTCTCCAATCTAGTTTATTACTCAATGCTTCCATTGGTGTTAAATCTTTGGGTTCTGGTTCTGGTGGAGAGCCGTTAATAAGTCGTTGTATTACTGATTCAATCATTGATTCCTGTTCTAACTTAGGTGTTTCAGTTTTAGGTTGTTCTTGTACAACAATTTGAGCAGGAACAGCATGACCAAAGTAACGTAAATAGTCTTTTGTAATAGCAAAGTCTTTGTTATTGTGAAAGAATTCTTTGTTATATTCTACGATAGGTTTGATACCTTCTTGCCACAATGTCCAATCAGCACCTGTAAAGAGATTCAATCTAACGATTTCCTTAAAGATAGCCTCAAAGCGTTGGTTATCGTCTTCAATATCATCATATGATTCATTAATAAACGGAGTAAATGTTTTGTAGCCCTGCTTACGCAACTCTTTCAATGAATGAGGACGAGCCATTAATATGAATGGATGCAATGTTGCAAAGCAACGATATGTTTTTTCTGTTAAGAACAATGAGTCCTCAACAAAAGGTCTATGTGCTTGACCCAGTCTATCTTTATTATAGAACAGTGTCTCAGATACGATTGAAAAATAGCTGTCTTTGTAATAATGTAAATCATCAGGCTGAATGTCAACTGGGTTATGACGTTCAGGTGTAATGTTTAATCGAATAGGGAAACGGTCTTCATTGCGTTTGATTTCTGGGAATTCTTCATTGCTTAGTGTTGGAATGTTTTGTTTAAAGTCGCTCTCACCCTCAAATGAATAATATGCATTATCAATCAGGTTAGTTCGTAACATACGTTCTAGTAATACTAGACGGTGTTCACGGTTTAGTTTATTAAAGCAAGTAAATATCTTGCCACGGAAACGTACATCATATCCACCAATAAACTCGTAGCCACGAGCATACGTAGTGGTTATGTAATTAAAGAAATGACAGTTTAATAGATTAAGCCGCTTGTTCCAACCGTTTTTTTTTAAAAGGCGTTCGTAAACTTCATCAGCGTCAATGACGCCGGTAATAACTGTAATATCAGCTTCATCGATTTTACCATCTAGTATGCTAGCAAGACGTTGAACTTTAGACACTACATGAGGCATAAATGCTTCTGTTGGTGCAAAGAACAAGAACTTACTACGACCTTGTGCTTTTGCTTCAAGCAATTCTTTTACTAAATCTTCTGTTGGACGCAATACAAATGTTGTGTCCATGTTAATAGTACTATCAACCAAATGAATTTCACTATCATGTTGTCTTAAATCAGTGAACATCTCATAGACTTGATTACGCATTGTCTGAATAGTAGATTCAGGGACACTGTATGTTTTCTTTGATCGTGTGTCACCATAATGAATGATTTCACCAGTGTGTTGTCTAGTTGTTAGCTTACGCCATGGATCAATAACTACACAGCCTGGATCGCTAAACTGTAACTTCTCAACCCAATCTTCCCAATAGCCTATTAAGTATACGTGTGTCCAGTCTTCACGCAAGTCCATATCACCAGTGTTAGGATCATAGTAGTTTAAGTTGCCACCATGCTTCTCAATATAGTAACCTACTAACATACTAGCACTACCAATTGTATATGGAACTGCAGGCTTATACGCTTTACCAACGATAGTAATGTTCTTACCATTACGCAAGCAACGTAATGCCATACGCTCTGCTTGTACTTCACGTGCTTTCATAATAGCATCAAACAAGTCATAGCCCATATCTAACCTATCGGACAGATAACGCAATGCAATGTTATCACGCGGGTGACATGCTCCTGCATCACCAAAAGCCGCTTTCATGTATGCAGGGCCAGTGATGCGATAGTTACTCTTTGCTAATGCATTTGTAACTATGTCAACGTTAATATTACCATTTGTTTCAGCAACGTCTTGGATCATGTTTACAAGTGCAAGCTTAGTACTGATAAATGTGTTGTAGAATATCTTGATAGATTCTGCTTCGTCCCATGTACCAACTTCATATCGTGGATCATTCTGCATAAACACTTTATAGAAGTCAATTAGTTCACTAGCATCACCCGTGAGGCTACCATCTTCTGTGCCAATGATTACCATCTCTGGATTTACCATATCCCATTTTACAGTACCCATAGCAATTAAGTATGGGTTGTAGATGAATCTTGCATTAGTGATACAAGGCTCTAGGATGCTACGAACTGTTCCGGGTAGCACTGTGCTGATGAGGACAACCAATTGACTTCTATTAACGTGTTTATTGACCTCTTTCAAGATATCTGTAACGATAGTATAGTCAAAGTCCTTGTTAGGCAAGTGACTTGTTGGTGTTTCACCACCGTAGATAGGATCGTGCGGAGTAGGGGCCGCGATGAAGATTAAGTCTCTGTCTTTAACTGCTTCTTCAATTGTATCTTTCATAGGGAACATTGGAAGCCTAGTCTCTACGTCATATCCTACAACGTCATACCCTGCGTCAGCCATAACCTCTGCACAATCTTGTCCTAACTTACCTACACCAATCATTGCTACTTTTTTCATGTGTTCCTCAAAATCAAAAAATTCTATTTACACCTAGATCAACATTCTGTCTTAGAAAATCGATGTTTTTATTCATCTCTGTGATCTTAGGTTTTCTTTTAATAAATTCGTCAAATGTATTTGCGAATCGTTTTGTACTATCACTTAGTTTAATGCCTATAAATTCTAGGTATTTCACATAGGATCCTGAAAATGGATGACTATCTGTGCGCCAAGTTTGAATTTTTATATCAGTATTATAGTCATCGAAAAATTCTTGTGTATCATTTCCCCAACTACTACCATTAAATGTATAAAAGTCTAGTGGCAAATTATTGTAGTCATTCTTGTATATGAGTGACAATTGATCACGCACATAAGCTGATTCTTTGTCAGGGTTTGTTTCTGTATAGTCGAAGGGGCTACTTTTGAGTATGACTGAATCACAGTCCAAACTCTTTATATACTGATTTGTTGAATAGATTAGTGCGTGGTCACGTATTAAGTAACCATTAGGGTCAGTGTAATCTCTGATCCAATCTTCTGGATATGTTGAATTATACACACTGCCTTGAGTAAACCATCTGCCGTTAAGCCAACGATCTTCTCTACAGAATGTAGACCACATTACTAAGATTAAGTCATCACTATTGAAGTTGAAACGTTTGCTACCCTCAATGATACGTGTTGAAATAGCTAGGTTGCCCATGCCTGCAAAGCCATAGTTACGATAGATTGCGTCAGGGGATTCGATTGATATTAAGTCTGCCCACGTTGGCCACTTGTAGTGCGTAAAACTGCACCCAAATGCGAATATGCGTTTATATTTTTTAAAGTCTAAATTCATGCTTGGTGGATTTGATGAAATTATTTATATCGGGAGCACTGTCGGCTATATTATTTTTCAATTGACTGTCCACTAAGTCTTGCCAAACCTCAGGAATTAGTTCACTATTTGTGGCTAATTTGATTGCTACTTCTTTGTTATATACACATTTTTCAAACACTAACTTATACAATTCTTTTAATTCATCAGGAGTCTTATCAGCATAACGCTGTACGTTTTGAGCAATTAACTCGCAACGCTTTAGTGTATCTGGCTCACTGTCAAAGCTATAATCAAACAATTCGTCATACAGTTTGAATCCAAGTTCTTGCAGAATCTTGTGAAAGTTCATGCAACCCATAACTAAGAACGGCTTGTTGAAGTACAGTGCCATGCCTGTCTTTTCGCTCATTGTAAAGATTTCTTCATCAGATTCAGGAACAATCTGCATGAACGATAGTGCATACTCTACTGGTAGTTGTTCTTGATATCTAAAGCCTTCTTTTTGGTCACGCATTAACAGTTCTTCAGTCCAATATTGATACTGATAGTTACATGCAGGTTCACGCCAAATACACACGCCCTTGTCAATCAATTCATACTTAGCAAGCATATCCATCATCATAGCACGATGAACCTTAGGAGCTTTATTCATTGTGATATATGGATAACGCAAAGGGGTATGTTCATTCACACGCATCTTTTGAATGTCTAATCCAATTGAATTGTTCATCTGATAATTAGGACTGACCGACAAACGCATAAGCAACATAGTTAACCAAAACGTAGGCCAGTAATATACACTAACATGTTCATGTAAATCAGTATTGATTTTTTTGTAATTGGAATGTGTACCGGTAATAATGTCTAATTTAATGTTTGATCTATTGGTTATATGAATGAGAAAATTCATTAAATCTCTATGCCCGCCAATAAAATCATAATTGTATTCTATCGCAGAGTTAAGGATAATTCTGTTTATACCGTAATACCTATTAGGAATATTTAAGATTTTTTCTTTTAAATCATTATCCCAAATATGCATTGTTAACGGGTCCATTGTATCAGTAACAAGCTTAACATATCTATGGTCAGTAAGCATTGTACGACCTTCTTTTTCAATGATTTCGTATCGTTCTTTGATTAAATCAGGAATTTGATTAGGGTCATGGATTAACTGTAATGCACGTTTGTGATTATATTCAATCTTTGGTCTTAGCAACTCATATGTTTCTTTTAGATTCAAGTCCTTAAATCTATGAATATTGTCAACAAACTTTTCTGTACGTAGTTGTAGGTCTTCTATATCGTCATAACTATAATCGATAATCTCGTCATAGCGTTTAAAACCTAAATCATCTAAATGCTTTACATATCCTGGGGCCGATATTACAAAAAAAGGCTTCTGTAATAGTAATGGGATAGCGGTCTTTTCACTGATAAACCCTGCAATGTGTGTGGCTTCTGTTACTACGTGAAACAATGATTGATTAAACTCTTTAGGAATCAAGAATGAATCAAGCTTTGTTTTAAAATCATCTTCTAATGTTAATTGACGATTATCAAAGTGTTGATAAGGATAGTTTAGGTTCTCATTCAAATGCTTGACCCATGTTACTACACCCTTATCAATTAGATTCTGCTTAGCCAACTCATCCATAAACACACAACGATGTAAGTGACTACGGTTGTTTAATGATATAAATGGATATATAAGTTCATCAGGATTAACGGTAAAGTTCTGATATGTTCCTGTACTACAGAGATTCTCAAAGCTCCAAGTCAACCAATAGGTAGGCCAGAAATGTAAATTGTTAATATCTAGGCCGGTGTCGCTACAGAATTTCTCATAATATGGACTGTTGACTGAACAATATATAATAGTTAACTTAACGTTCTTGTCATTGTATCTATTAACTATTGCATCATATAGACCGGGCGTTTGCCATTCTGTTTCGGCAAGTAATACAACTTCATCGGCGTTTTTACTTACTGCTTCCTCAAGTATATTGAGTAACCCTTCACTGTTGAAATTATGTTCAACTATACTAAACCAAAGTTTCATTTTCTAGAAACCCATGCCTTTCCAAAGTTTCTACGTCTTGCAAAGAAAATCTGTTCACAGAACTTTTGCAATGACATATCCTTATCCTCAGGGAATTCAAATATATAACTAGAAGGAACTTCTAATTCATTTTGACCCTGTAAATACCCAAATATATCGTGATTAAAATCTAATGTCTTTGGATAACTCTGAGTCTCTGCATGGTCAATCAAATAGTTACGCTGTAGTTTCATAATATCTTGATGTAATGATTCTTCCAATGGATATTCTTGACGCATGAATCTCTCAATTAGTTCAAAGGTATGCTTATGTTTGTGCAAACTCTGTAAAATAATGATTGTACTGTGAATCAAGTTCCAACCGTGAATCTCCATACCCTCAACTAGTTCATGCTGAATCTTCCCACGCTTACCCCAATGTCCATAATGCTCTGTAATTCTTTCAATCTCACTCTTATACCATGGATCGTTTTCAACATACGCATAGAGTTTATCATAGAAATCTCTATACTCTATGCCAAATTTCTTGAACAATAATCTAGAAATATAGTTGGTTATTCCGTTAATATGGAATGTATTTTGAAACCAACTGTATAATTGTGCTTGTAACATCTTGGGTGGAGGTAAATCACGTGTACTAACAACAATCTCTACACCCTCAGCTAAGTTATATTCGTTATATGAGCCGGCAAGATAGTCATATACCATACCACCTTCAAGCTTATACATCTTACGCTGTGTTAAATTCATCTCTGCATTCTCAAGCAATTGGGCTTGATATACAGTAATACCTGTGTGATTACCTGCTTTATACAGTCTAGAGAAGTTTTCTTTCCAACTGTTTAGTGTCTCACCGGGCAAGCCTAGAATTAGTTCTGTATACAATGGAATATTGTTTTCTTCGCACAATGCAAATACATCTTCAATCTTGTTTGTATCTAGGTTTTTACGCTTGATAATCTCAAGTGTGTTCTCGTCCATTGTTTGTACTGATAAGTTTAATCCTAATTTACTTCCACCTTCGTAAATCAATTTCTTAACAATATCAACAACTTCTTTCTTTTGATTCTTGGCCCAAGCAATTGTATATGCACGTGGGTTACCATACTTCTTTTGTACTTCAATTAGTTTATCAGCAATCATGCTATCACGTTCAGCAAAGATACCAAAGTTAGCATCTGTAATACTGATAAAGTCAAAGTTATTTGAACCCATCCATTCTAGTTCATCAAACACACGTTGTAGGTCGAATATCTTTACTTTGTTATATGTTAAGCTACCCCAGTCACAAAACGTACATGCATAAGGGCATCCACGGTTTGTTTCTAGTGTGCCGTTCCAACGTATCTCAGGATACTTAGTCATTAATTTGTCAAACACGCCTGTTAAATAAGGACTAGGAATAGTGTCTAAATCGTCAATACGAACAGTGTCACCTGTATTAAAAGGTACACCGTTCTCATTTACTAGCATACCTGCAATTGATTTATAGTCAGGTGTTTCTTTTACATGTTCCTCTAATATGCGTCTGAATGTTTTTTCACCTTCAAGCTTTACACAAATGTCTAGGAAGTAATAACGTTCAAATATATCTGCTTTTTCAATAGGAAATTCAGGGCCGCCACCAATCATGAATACGTTTGGATTGAGTGCTTTAATTGCTTTACCAAGTTCTGTAGTATAGCTACGATTCCATACATAGCAACTGAAGCAGACTACATCGCTGTCTTTTAATTCTTCTGCTACTTTGGCGATTTCTTCGCGGCGCCATACAAATTCACCTAATTCATAGTTATCTTGTACGATAGGGAATTGATTTACATAGCTCCAAAGAACGCCTGTACTATATGGAAGATAGAAGGCGTTTAATTCTTTCGGACCTTGTTGAAAATTGGGACTAACAAAACTGATTTTCTTTTTCTTATGCATGGTAGGTCTTTATAAATTGAGATAATTCTTTAGCGATGAACTTGTAACCCTCTATTGTAGGATGGATACAATTAGTCAAGTATTTAGCAGGCCATGCCCTCTTTTGATAGAACTCGTAATGACCTCCCCAGTCTTGTGGATTCATCAATCCGTCAAGTTCAACTAGTCGTTGCACCATTGCGGTATATTCTGTCTTAGTGTGTAGATATGTAGACCAGTCGAATTTCATAGCCATTCTACCGGTTTGTTGTATAATGTAAGTTTGTACACCATCAAGTGCATTTTTCTTAGGATATTGATTAAATGCGTTAGCTACAATGACTTTAAACCCGTGTGCTTTAGCGAATGTCTGTAAGTCTAATAAAGCCATTAATTGACTGCTTGCTTGGAATTGTTCACTCCATAACATTTTACCGTATATAGCCCATAGAGGTTCTTCTTCGCCACCTTCACCTGAGATAGGCCAAGCTGTTCTCCACTTATAGTGTGTATAATCACCGTTGCTGTACCCGTCATCATGATTGTTCTTATATCTAGGAGTCTGATGGAAAAAGTCATAACGTTCAAACCCACTCAATAATAGAACAATATAGCCCTCACTATTGGCCCAGTCTATTCTATCACAAAAGTGCAATTGATGTACAGCGGCATTGTTTCCTATACCACGTGCACCTAAGTTTATAGGTGTATATTCAGGAAAATGATCTCGGCTTAGTACGTTGACCCAACTGTTTTCATGCTCATATACACGTAAATGTTGGTCGGGGACTCCACGTAATTGAACATGTCCATTGTGTTCATTCCATATATGCTCAGGGTACCCGCCTTCACCTTGAGTCCAACTGCATCCTAAACCTACAATATATTTTTTCTTCATAACTTTTCCCAAAAGAACCTGGAGTCCAAGTGCCATTCTTTGTCTGTTAAAAAATGCAATCCTCCCTGAGAATTATTCACTTCACCTAACAATTCATAATCAGATTCTTTAGTTATGAACTGTAAACATTCAGGTATTAACTTGTTTTTTTCTCTAAGTGTCTGCATGATATTTAAAGCCGTAGTACGGTTTCGTTTTAATTTCGGCTTTATTTTTTCATATATCTCTAACATAAGATTTGGATTTTTGTTAAATTTAGCACGTAGTTTTATAAGGTTATAGACTATAAAATTAATGCGAGTTCTCAGATTCGGCTCGTTGTCAAATTTATAGTCAAATAGTTCGTCATACATTTCAATACCGTATTCTTCGTATAACCAACGATGATAATTCATACTACTAATAACTAAGTAGGGCTTCATTGCTCCCCAAGGTTTAGCAGTCTTTTCTGTTGGTATAAAGAATCCGTTACGGCTATCAGTTTCACATACTATATCAATAAACCCTTCGAAATAGCGTTTAGGCAATCCCCCTGCACTAAATTCAGCACTAGCATCTAATTTAAAGTTTGGCTCATCAAATAATACAGATCCGTCATGATATTTCCATTCATAGTGAGGATTGGTCTTGTTATCGGGATATCTATACGTTACAATTCCGTCTTTAATTAAATCATACTCAGCACACTTATCTACAAAGTATTTGCGTTCAAATTTAGCATTGTTATTATATGATGTAAATAATTTGGTACAATTAGATAGATCGGGTTCACCGTACTGTTTCGTAAGCCCGCGAACATTTGAAACGTTTCCCCATGTTGATCCTAGTGTGTTTACGCACATAATATGCGGATACAGTTCTAAATCTGGGCCGGCCCAAAGAATATACATGTACTTGTTGTTCTTAATAAGCCAATCTTGGATATCAGGAAACAAATATTGATATATGTACTCTACATTAATTTCCCCCAACGAAAATACTAGAATTTTGTCAGGGTTTTTTTCTTTTATATCTTGAACTATAGGTATAAAATAATCATACCGTTGTGGGGGCCAAAGTTGAATGATATATGCTCTTGTCATTTATCATCCTGTTTACCTTGTTCGATTTGTTCTAAAATCCAATCGTATGTTTTTAACAAACCATCCTCTAAATTGTCTTGTGGTGCCCAGTTTAGTTTTTCTCTAATAAGTCTATTATCACTATTACGTCCCATGACACCCATTGGGCCCGGTACGTTCTGTATGTTCACTTCTTTACCAATTAGTTCAGCAATCAGATACACTAGATTATTAATACTAATCATACGTTCACTGCCCAGATTAACTGGGCCTGTGAAGTTACTACTCATCAAACGCTGTATACCTTCTACACAATCATCTACATATAGAAAGCTACGTGTTTGAGTGCCCGGACCCCATATTTCAATTGTTCCTCCGGACTCGACGGTTGCTACTTTTCTGCAAAGAGCCGCTGGTGCTTTCTCTTTACCATTATTCCATGATCCTTGCGTGCCAAATATATTATGAAATCGTGCAATACGTACATCGATTCCATAGTTCTTAGCGTATGCTAGATAAAGTCTTTCACTGAATAGTTTCTCCCATCCATACTCACTGTCTGGATTTGCAGGGTACGCACTATCTTCACTTAGTAATGGATTATCGGGGTCTAGTTGATTGTGTTCAGGATACATACATGCTGAACTACTATAGAATATCTTTTTAACACCTTTAGTACGCATTTCGTCTAGTATGTTTAGATTAATCATTGCACTGTTGTGCATGATATCAGCATCGTGCTCACCGGTAAATACATATCCGGCACCGCCCATGTCGGCTGCTAATTGATATATTTCATCAATTGTACCATTAAGTAGTTTACTAACTCTACGTTGGTCACGTAAATCCATTATGTGAAATTCATTAGCAGCCGTAGGCTCATAAATTGGTGCTTTTAAATCAGCGCCAATTACGTAATGCCCATCTTCTCTTAACTTTTTTACTAAGTGAGATCCAATGAATCCACCTGCACCACATACTAGTATCTTTTTCATTTTATCCTCTTTGCCATTTCTGTTCTAATTTTATCTGCTACACGTTTAGCTGTATTTGTTTTCAACATTTGGTAGTTGTGTTCTACTATAGGTTTTACCCTGCGTTTGAAATCAAGTATTTGTTCTGGAGTCCATGAACCAATCTCTTTACAAACTTGCACTATCTTATATAGTCGTTGTCTAGGATCTTCAATATCATCATATGATTCATCCCAAAATTCATCAAACGTTTGAAAGCCAAACTCACGTAATGTACGCAATGCACCTGCGGCACCTACCATGATAAACGGGTGTTTTTCTTTCGCAGGCTTCCATGTCTTTTCAGTAGCAGTTAATTCGCTTAGTTCAAAGTTAGTCTCTGTAATGATACTGACTAAACTATTAGAGTAGAAGTCTTTTGCGGCTCTGTCAAAGTCACCACACATACGCATAATATCAGTCTCACTATCAATTGATAATGGTAATTTACTAATGAATTGTTCAGCGTCCTGACCCGTTAAACCTAACATTGGGTTGTAATAAACGTCTACTGTGCTTTTAAATTGTAGACTATTCATCTCTGGATCAATTAAATTCATGCTATAATAGCTACGATCAACTAGTCCGGCTTTATCTAATGCAAGTGCTAACTGTGTACGATGATTTCTGAATCTACGATTCCAGCATAGAAAAACCTTTTCAGGGATAGTATTTTCATCATATACAGGTTCTTCTACTTGATCTAATTGACAACTAATAGAATGTTGACTAATGGGGAACGGAACCATAATCATACGGAACATAGGATGATCGGGAATACCGTTTCTATTGCACCAATTATCGTATATTTCTTGAGCGTTCATACATCCTGTGATGTAGATAACTTTGCCCATGTTAATCTTATTAAAGTGTTGGAAATAACTATGCATGACTTGTAGTTGATTGTCTTGCACCCAAGCTTCAGGCGAGTAATCAATTAAGAAAAATCCGTTATGATGTCTCACTTGATGAATAACATGATTAGGGGTATGACTAAATTCCATGATACCACCATCACTTAAGAAGTAATTATGAAATTGAACGCGCCAGGCTAATGTATAAGGAAAAATGAATGCGTCTTTATCATCTATATTGTATGAAGGGCTAATAGGATAATTGCCACTGTGCATGAATACACGCCAGTATATATCGTCAGCCCAGAATCTGTTGCTGTTAACAAACGATGACTCACCAACGTTAGCAAAGCTTAATATGTTTGGTAGCTCTGTATTGATAATAGGGCCACGTGGCCCGATCCAATTATATACAATCTTTACAGGAGTACTGTCATTTATTTCCATTTAAATCCATCCATTCACCATCAAATTTGGGAATAATAATATCCGTGCCACACATGCACATTTCTTTTCTACACACGATTTGTTTGGGGCCTACACGTGAGATATCGTCTAATATATTACCTACATATCCCCCTAGGCCGCAACTTGCAAGACTAACATCGCCAATGGTATTTATGAACACGCAGTCACCCACGTTACAATTCCATCCTTTGTAGAAGTTCTGTCCTGTAACGATTAGGTCGTTAGCATTACAAACCTGTGACGAATTGTCCTCATAACGATTATAACTCACTGTGTTTTCTGTGCGTTTATTTGGCTTGTCACGGGTAAATTGCATTTCGCAATTGTGTGTCTTAAAGAATTCTGTCTTAGCTTCATCTTTATATTGCCACGGACCGGTTACGTGATTTAATTCATCATATAACGGAGTCCACTCAATAAAGTAATTAGGCATGACTGTCTTCAAATGCTCTGCAAATTCAACGACTTCCCAAAACCTTTCTTCGTGCATTAGCATCTTTGTAGACAGATAGTTGACCTTGTCGCATAAGAATATACTGTTGGTCTCATAGCGTTTCTTGTCTGCAAACTCTACGTGAAAGCTTGCTACAATATCGTCAAATAAATGATAGTGCTTTTCCCACCATGCTGTAGGACGACTTAGATTAGTATTAACCGCTAGAGTACTCTTGGGTAGTGTCTTGTGAATCCATTCACAGATAGGAATGAAATTCTCCCAAGCTGTAGGTTCTCCACCACTGAAGAAGAACTTGAAGTTCTTGTATCCTGCGGCACGATAACGATTAACGATTACACCCAAGTTCTCTAAGTACTTGTCTAAGTTACCTTCGTTACGATTACTGCCTCCCCAGTTGCCCGGATTGCAGTAACTGCACTTAAAGTTACAGAAGTTGTTTACTTGCCATGTAATAGCAATGTACTTCTCGGGTGCTTCAACAGCTATTAGTTTCTTGCCCAATCAAACACCTCTTTAAGTTCTGGTACGATTTCTTCTAGTTTTTCTTTACGATATACATCAAGCTCCTCATTGAACTTGATGAACTCTAAGATACCCTCTTTGTTCTCATCACCAACTGTCAAGTTATAGATAATCATCTTGAATCCATTGTAGATATCAATGTTATCTTTGTATCTATTCTGATAGACACGATACAACTCTGCCAGTCTGCGCTTTACACTAACGGGTAGGATCATAATGTTAGCATACCATGGGTTAGTTGCTAAGTTGAAGCGGGGGCTACTCTTAGTATCAATAAACCCTTCGTTGACCATGTAGTCAAAGAAGTCAGGGAATGTGAACACGTTCCAAATGCTGATAGTTGGAGTAATCTGAAATTCAGCATGCGGAACTTGCTCTTTAACTAACTTGATATTTTTAACAATACGATCCCAATCTGTACCCTTTCTGATGCATTCAGCAACATCACCATGTGCGTCAAGTGATGCCCAAATCTTCAGTTTAGGGAATTTCTTCCAATATTCAATCAAGTCATTGTCCTTATAGCCCTTCAATGTACTGAAGTTTGTTGTATAAGTCAACTCAATTGTTTCGTTAATTCCGTTTTCAATCCAGTAGTCTAAGCATTCATAGTGCTCTGGAGTAATGACAATCTCACCACCTGCAAAATATACTTCTGTAACGTCATTTAGATAGGGCTTTAGTTTGTTCATAAAGTCCATTTCTTCTGATGCGTTAACTACTACCTTAGTTGTGTTGAAATACTTCTTATAGTTGTCCATATCAACACGGTCTATAAATTCTTGTGCCCATAGACTAGAGCAGCCAGGTCCACAACTGCGACATTTCATGTTACAGATATTACTGAAACGTAAGTCCATGTACTTCATTTCAAAGTCAATGAGACTTCCGTCATCTAATGTACTGTCTGCGATATAATCTACATACTCTAGACCTTTACGCTTATTGTGACTTTGACGCATTGTCCATGTACCCATTAACTCTAAGTCATAGCAACGCTTACAAGCGTCAACCGGCTCATCGTTCATCATTGCGCTACGCAGTTTCTTATAGTCCTCGCTATTCATCATATTGATGATAGACTCACCGTTTTTAAGATCGGCTACGGGCATATTGCTGTCTGCGATACAGCAAGGCATAACACGACCATCAGGCCATGAATGAAAATGCACCCAGGGCAATACGCAGAAATGCTTGCCATGTTTGACTAAGCTTTCAACTGTTACTTTATCCATGATTACTCCAACAATTCAGATAATTTATTTAATTCAGGGAACGTTTTCCAGAAACTTTCATCTCTGATACGATCTAACGATTTAGTATGACCTAAAAACTTTGTACGAACTTCACTCCAACTGTCACCGTCTTTAGCAAAGTTAACTGCATCAGTAACTAAGCGGGGGAGGCAAGTATAGTCATTCTTGTTACTATCTACCCACTTCATTGCCTTTTCAGCGGCTTCAATCTTTAACTCTTTGGGTAGACTCTTAGCACTGTAGTAGTCAGGATGTACTGCTAGATACAAACTGTGATACCAATCTTCTTTACGCACAATGTTCTTGTCTTTGAGATATTGATAGAACTCACCAATAGTCATATAGTTGAAAATTGAGAATACGGTGTTCATTTGGAAGCTGACATAATCTAAGTCACGGAATGTTAACAGATTACTTTCAACTTTGCCCCAATCGGTTCCGGCTCGTAATAGTTCAGCACGTTCGCCGTAATGGTCAATTGAACAACTCAACTCAACCTTCTTAAAGTGTTTCCATAAGTCAAGTACATTGTGATTCTTGTACTTGATATTGCTTGCGTTTGTATTGTATCGTAATGTAATATCGGTACGACCCTTGCGAATCATTTCTTCTAGCATCACATAATGTTCTTCTGTGATTAGTGGTTCGCCACCAGCAAAGTATGCTAGGTCAATATGCTCTACGTGTTCGAGTACTTCCTCAAGAACTTTACCTTTACCGTCATCTACGTGAATAACGATTGGGTGATTCTTATCATAGTTCTTGTTCATCTCCATGCCCCATTGACTAGAAAATTCTGAGCCACATGTACGACATTTGAAGTTACAGATGTTACTGAATCTGATATCAAAGTAGTGCATCTTAAAGTCCTCAACCGTTCCGTCTTCCTTGGTTGTGGGGACTATTTCATCAAAGTGCTTACCGAAGTGTTCTTTGCTATAGTTACGGAAGCTATGCGGACCTGCTTCTTCGTGCTGATAGCAGAACTTACAGATTTCATTCTTACGTTCATTAAGCATATCCAATCTGAGTTCTTTCATTTTGGGGTTGTTGAATGCTTGTTTGAGTGTAACCTCTTTAGTATTACCAAAAGGTGTTGTGTAGTCGTTACTACAGCAAGGGTATATGTCACCTTTTGGTGTCACATTTAAGTGCAACCACGGAAACATACAGAATGTTTTGCTGTCGTTTAGTAGAAAGTCTTTGTTCATTTTAAAGGGTTCAGTTGATTAGCTTCTTGGCACAATCGGTAGAAGCTCAAGTATTCGGGAAACACTGCTAACATGTCTGTGTCGCGGCGCTCGTCTAATTCATTGAACCAATTGTAGAAATCTCTACGACCTTCGATTATTTTTTCTTCTGAGTAGACAGTTTCAGCCATGTAGTCAACCACACGCTTGAACTTCTCATACTCAATACTGCTGAATGCATCACTGCGTTTGTCATCAGTATTTTCCTTCATGTACTCTAATGCTTCATACATGTAGGGCATAAATTCTTCTTTAGGAAGAATGTTCATATCATACTGAATAGGATCACGTAGATAAGGTGTGTCAAAACGTACACGATGCTGTGGGTTGACCGGGTCATCATACCATCCGTAAATCTTACGCCATTCAATAAACTTCTCTAAGAAACTCTTGAATGTAGTCACACTGAAGATGTTGAACGTAATCATAAACGTGATAGGGCTATCAGTGCCTTGCAGATATGTATGGAAGTTCTTTTCCCACAACTCTAAGTTAAGTCCTGTACGAATATATTCAGAACGAGGTCCCCATGTGTCTAAGCTAGTAAACAACTTGAAAGATTTAATCTTACCCTCGTCAGTAAGCTTCTTAACCTTTTCAGCAAGACGCTCAATAAGAATAGGCTTAGTACCTAAGTTACTGTTGATGTTCAACTCTAACCAAGGCATAGGATCTTCGTCAATCTTTTCCAACAATGTCCATGTGCTCTTGTGTAGTGTAGGTTCTCCACCGGTAACACGTAAGATGTTCAATGTCTTACGCATCTCTGGCCACCACTCCCAGAACGCATCAACGTACGGGTTATCATCTTCACGCTGATACAACTTCATCCAATCAATATCGCAACGATGGTTTTTTACCGAAGTAACAGGACCATTCTGTTCAATCTCTTTGTAGAAGCTTGTACTGTATTTAGGATGACAGTATCCACACTTAAAGTTACATTCGTTACCGAAGTTAATTTCGATGTACTCGGGGTTGATGTTTTGATTCCACGGACCCTTTGCGGTTTGTTCATATCGTTCTTCAGTGAAGATACTTGCGTTCCGAATGTGACGGTCACTGATATAATCAGGACCCATTGCTTCAATATTCCAGCAATACTGACAACCAGTAGGCTTGCCACCATCGAGCATTAGTTTACGTTCTTCTTTCTTCTGCTGTGTATTATGCAATGCAGAAGGGTTATCGTATAGTTCTTGTAATGGAATCTTGTGTGGTGCAGGGTGATAGCAACTATGTGTCTCACCTGATTGTAAGTACATCGTTACGTGATGCCATTTGGCAAGACAGAACGTAGGACCAGACTCGTTTTCAACCCTGATCTTAATTTCTTTAATTCGTTTTTGTTCGTGGCTTTCGCTCATTACCATCCTTCAATTCTGCGGATAACTTCCATCTCAGTAACTAACGGGCCTTGATTATGATAGTCGGCTTGATAGTGACGTTTAAAGAACTTACTTTGTTCTTTACCTAGCGTACACATCGGTAAACCTAACTTGTCATGTAATGCCGCGCCTACCAATGTTGCTTCACGTTCAGGATCACGGTTAATATGTTCTTCCCACAATACTGTATAATTGTCAAACCATTGTACATTATGGGCGTCCCAATCAGTAAGCAGAGTCATGTATGTGCCAAGCCTGGCGCCGTAGATAGCCCACATGCCATTCTCTATATCTGCGCCTACGTTCTGCCAAATAGTCAAGTTGTTCAAGTTGCGACTAGCAACTGTTTCTTTAAATTCGTCAACAGTAGGGACTTCGCCCTTGTTAAGACACATCTTGACTCCTTCTCTAAAGCCTGCTCTCCAAGCTTGAAACGGAGTGTGATTAGGATATGTAGTACTGTAGCAATCATACATTGCCCAATACAAGTTATCTTTGCTATCTAAGCAGAAGTCAGCAATACGTGAACTATCACCGTCTTTCTGTGCTTCGTGTGTTTTCATATTTGCAACGTAGGACTTTGTCCAAGAACTCATGCCACCATTACCATAACGTAATCCGTTGATAGCATTGACTGCCTTCCAACGAAACTGCGCTAGTTGATAGTTTGCAGGTTTACCTGTAAAGTCAAGTTGCATATTGAAAAACGATTCGTCGGGCATGTTATCCCCGTCAATCAATATGAATCGTTCTGTATCTGATGCTTCTCCTGCGGCTTTGTGTGCGGCATCTGAACCCTTGACCCCGTCAACACGCTTTGCCCAAGGCACCATGTTCTTAATCTTTAACCAAAATTCTTCTTTCTGCGGTTCATCATAACTGAGATAGATGCAGTCTAAGTCTGCAACATCTACAATATCACTTAAGCTCATATGTGTTTAGTTTCCATCTTATAGTATTTGACTCATCTGACGCAACAATACTAACATCTTCTGCTTCACATAGTTGACCACGTGAAGGATTGGGCATTAACTTAGAAACAATCGCATGATTGCTTGCTGTAGAAATCTTTCCATCAATAACTCTAGTATCAGGACGAGCCTGAGCAAAAGTTATTGCATCGATAACTAGATAATTGTCACCCTCAAGTTTTTCGCAAGTATAGCATATGACCTTACCAGTATCTACTTCGTAGTATAAGCGGAACTCTGGTGGGACTATTTTGGGAGCTTCCCAAAATATGATTACTTCGTCATCTTGTTGTATTGTATCAGACATAGGCTTCTAGTATTTTATTCGAAAAAGACTTCACATGATAGTGAAATGGATAAAGCTGTGGACAAGAATTGACTCTTAGGGTATGTGGAAGTACTTCATAAATCAATGCGTCTGTCCAATCCTCAGTAGGCAGATTGTTAATCAATCGCTTCATGTGAATCATACTCATCTCAGTGAATTCGGGCAGTATACATTTATCAACACCCATAATATGTGTAGCTAATGCATACACCCAATCAGTAGTTGCTTCTTCATATGGACTGCATTTAAGAATAGCTCTGAACTCAGGCCAGTTCTCAAATATATGGCGCACTAATTTAAAGAATTCTTCTGCTGTTTCAGACTTCTTAAAATACGTGATAGCATTATAAGTGTCTGGTAAATGGTTTTCGTCAAGCAATCTACGATATACACGTGATGGACTAATCTCTTGTTTAAAGTCACGTATAGTTGTAGCAATTACTAAGTCTCTGTGCTTCAATGCATCCCACCAGTGTTCAATTGAACGTGGTAAGTATATGTCAGCTTCTAACTTGATAGTATATTCGTATGGGCTAGCTTCATAGACTTGCCAATCGTTATTCAATTTCCAAAAGCTCTTAGGTGATTGATCTCCGTAAGGCAATGGTATGATCTTGTCATACAACTCAGGGGTAGTGACTTTGTTGTCAGTAATGATAGAGACTTTAGCATCGGGCATAAAACGTTTGATGCTTTTTGCTAATGCATGTGAACACTTTTGATATGTGTTTGCATGTCCACCGTCTTGTGAAATGATTACAAAACCTTTATCCATTTTTCATCAACTCCAAGAAATTGTCTTTATTCATTACGTGAAAGTCCATGTCTTTAACTGTTATAAACTCTTTACGAATCTTACCACGCTGCCAATTATCATACATTACAGTATATTCGGTACTGAACTCATCAGTACCATTAGGATATACTGAGGTGTTCTTACCCACGTGAACTAAGTTCCATGGAATAATGTCATCATCGTAATTGAGATGTCCGTTAGCGATTCTAAGTGCTAATGTCAATGCATAGTCATTGCGGTATACACCTGCAATGAAACTATGAATGTTAGCATAGTGTTCATAGTTTTTCTGTACCATTTCTAAACAGTCAAAAATTTGCTTTGCTCTGTTAGTCTTTTTGAACATGATAACAGTAGCCCACAATGTCTTAAAGCTGTATGCACTTAATACTTCCTGTGGTGCTTTTGGGTACATCAAAAAGTTTGTTGTATCGTGACAGCAGAAATCTTCTGCCGAATCAAAGGTTGCTAACAACTTATCGCTGTTAACAATATAGTCTGTATCTAGTAACAATGTTTCGTCATAGGGACTTAGCGTGTACGCTTGATAGCGACCCTTATTAATCCAAACTACATGGTCTCTGATATTGTTCTTATCAGGTTCTACAATGATTGTATTATCAAACTTGTAAGTAGGATTTTCAGGTATGCTCTTTTCGTCCGTAACGATTGTTACAGGTAACCCTAGAAAGTGATTAATACGTTTGGCAGCAAACTCTGCCATTTCGTAGTAATTGTATTTCGGTGAGTTAAAGGCAAAAAGTAATGCACCTCTGGTCATCTTTTCTTCTCTAGTTCTGCCCATTCATTTAACCACTCCCGCATAACAGAGTCATACGTTTCTGTTAGTTTGGTCAGTAGTTCACTGCGATTAACCTCAACTGGGTTCTCAAACGTGTCGATTAGTACGACTGTATCCATTTGAACGCTATTTAAGAAACTGATTGTGTTGGTGTTAGCTCTCCAAAGACCACCTTGCTCAGCCACAATTAAACGGGCTTCATACTTTTCTTTCAAGTATGCTTTTGCGGCATTGTGGCTAAAACGGGCTTTGGCGTCGCTTATTAAAGTTTTTGTATCCATCGATCACTCCTAAGAGTATTTAGATGGATACAAGATGTACTTTAAAAATTATGAGCCGGAGACTGTACCAGTAAGGGAAACTGTTCCCCAGGTATTTGCTAAGTTTACTGTTTCGGGAGGACGAACAGTTAGTGTGGTTGCTGAATTTGCGGCTGCTACTAGACCATCTGGAACTTCGTCCCAAATAGTATAGATTGTGATGACAGAACCTGTATCACCATTAGAACCTTGTGTACCGTTACTCTTAACAATGACACGAATGAATGTAGATAAGTAACCACTAGGGCCTGTACTTGCAGTTTGTGTGAATGCTGTAACGTTCGATGTAGTCTGTGCATAGTAGCCACTGTTTGTACTAACGGTTGGGGCATTTCCACCTCCACCAACTTTAGTTATACCATTATAACTAGTACCTGCAATTGTAACAGCACCTGAGCTTGGTGCACTTAATACAACTGTACCAATGTTGCTTGCTAAGTTGTTCAATAGCAAATTAATACCTGTACCGCTAGGATGCGTACAGGTGATCGCTAATTGTCCACCTGAATTAAAGAAATATCTTGCGGCGTCACCGTTTGCAAATGTAGCAGTATGGGTGAATGTGATTGCTGAACTCCATGTACTAGCATATGTTGCTGTATTAGAAGTAGTTGATCCCTGTGTTGCCGCGTTCAATCTACTTGTGTAAATTGTTGTTAAATTTGTAGGGATAGCAGACAGATATGTTACTGTGCCTCCCGCAGAAGGAGCTGTAACCGATGTAATGCTTGTACCTTGGTGTGTAGCAGAACTTGCTGTTCTATTAACCAAGTTTGCCCAATCAGTGGCACCAATTGTGCCTCCTACTGCAACGTTGGCTACTGCCGTTTGCCCATAACCTGCCGTTGTACCACCAGTTGCCCAAACTGCGTTAATCGTACCGCTAGAAGTCGTAGGGTTACCACCAGCCAATGTATTAAAATCAGTAGCCTGTATTAATCCATATTGTGCGTAACTCATCTTTTATCCTTATTTTATAATTACAATGGCTTCTACAGTGCCGAGTTCTGTGGTTGTCTTGCTCTCAAGTGCTCTACCAATAGTATTGAATGCAGTAGCTTCACCGGGCTTTGCGGAACGAGCAATGCCTTTTCCTGCACTCACCAAACGATCATGCTTATTAACTGCACCAACTACGTTTACTTTAACACGACCGCTCATAGCGACTGGTGGATGAGTTGCATCAGTGCCCGCACCTGCATTCATCAAATATCCAGCAGTATCAGAAATAACACCAAATACATCTTCACTTAATTCATACTGCACCGCAGTAATTTCTTTTTCGCCACCTAACTCAACGACTGTTCCAGGACTGTATACTTCATCAGCCGCAAAACGTTCAGCCAAGTCAGCGTATGTTGCATTTAGTCTAGAACCAGCACTTAATGTCCAGTTACCTGTCATTGTGCCTGCTGTGGTGTTTGCACCAGTTGTTAATGTAGTCGCTTGCGTAGTTGTAGTAAGAATTGCACCGTTGTAAACAGGCATGTAACTAGCAACGTTTGCGTTAGAATAGGTACCAGCGAACGAGATAGGATCACCGTTAGCATACATGTACTTGTCTGTTCTGACACCAAATGTGTTAGCACCAGAACTATTACCAATGAACAAGTTGCCGTTAGTTAAAATAACTGCATTTCCGTTCAATCCACCGTTTGTTGTCCATGTTCCAACAATAGAACCTGGAGTAGTATTAGCACCTGTAGTGATTAATGTTGTTACTAAACTTGCCGCTGTTGTTGTGCCGGACAAGTTTGCATTTGCAATGTTTGCGTTAGCTGAAACAGTTAAGTAGTTAAGACTAGCCGCATTACTTGTTATATTATTAGTTGCAGCCAAATTATTTGCTTGTACATTTCCTGTAACTGTCACTGCACCAAATGTAGTTGTACCACCTGAGCTAGTAGAAGTTAATGATAACCATGCAAGAGCATTAGATTCTCCGTCTGTAGGACAGACTTTGATTATACTTGTGTTGATATCATACCACAACTGACCGCGTAAGGGGTTAGCAGGAGGGGTTGAATCGGCAAAGTTTTCTAGCTGATGAACAAAGTTCGTGTCTAGGGTTTGACCGTAACCGGCGTAGTTCCTGCCGGGAAGTCCAATAGATGTGCTGGTAGTGTTAATCGTACCGTCTGGTACGGTTGTTAAAACTGTTCCATCACTTTTAACAATTGTGTATGCCATTTCAAATCACTCCGATATTCTCTTATTTATCTTATATAGTTACCAAGTTAGTCAACGCTTGAATCCTAACTGTGTAATCTATCTGAATCTGTCTGTTCAAACTCTTTTGAACGGGGTGGAAAATGACATGCGTTAACAGTCTTGTTATAACATTACCGTCATTATCCGTACCATAATTTGCTAGTAGTCCTAGCTCATCAAACACATATTCTCCATCAGTTTGAGTACTGTTGTCGAATGCGTTTTGTCCTGCAGGCTCACCGTAATCTAGCAAACATTGGACTAAAATGTCAGTATAGACCTTACCTGTAGTATGGGAAACTGTCATCTTGTTACGTGTCGGGTCTAGGTTAAAAACACTAGTATCATCAACGATTTTTACATACGTTTGATTATATAGTGCCGCGTTCTGGCCTGTTGTATTTGGGGGCAAATACGTGATAACACCGGTCTCGTCAACTGACGCACCACCGTTACCAAAAGCCATTTGATAGATTTCTCCATACCCGCGGCTGCTTAATGTGTCAGCAATTGCTTCCGACATATTTTCGTAGTTGATGGCATTCTTTTTGTCTACAAATACTTCCCCATTGTTAGGGTCGTAGACCTTTAGAAAACCTTCAATTTTATATGATAAAGTAACTACTGACATTAGTTATCGCCTCTTTTTTGTACTAAAACTTGCTTTGTGTTTGGGTCAAAAATCTTCACGTGAGAAGAAAAGTAAAAGCCCCCATGCTCATCAGGCTTGGGACCGGGCTTTTCCTTGACTGGTTCCTGAACTTTATTAGATTTTTCACTCATATTATTTATTTATCATTCAGTTTACATCGCCTCGTAAGAATGTTGCAGCCGCTGTTTCACTAATTTGTAGGGGGTCTCCATCTGTCGGATTGTATATGTTAGAGTTCCAAGTTTCCCCATATTGTACAGAAGTCATCATATTATTAGATAACAATCCAAACAATTCGGTGTATACAGGGATATAAACCTGTACCCCTGTACCGTTAGCGCCGCGCTGTAAGCCGGACAATGTGTTATTAGCTAAATCTACCTGCGTAAACTTAATTTGTTCTCCGCTAACATATATCAAGTTACCTTCCAACACAGTGATTGTCAAAGAGTTTCCAGCAGAAATATATGCTCCCACGGTGATTTTTAGTATTGGAGCCAACGCTTCTATCACAACTTCATAGTTGCTACTAGAAATAGTCTGACCCGTAGTATTGTTGTACACTGTAACACTAGAAATTATACGCTTATCTGCGGTTAAACCAATGCTATATATACCATCAACTGCCGCTGGAGTAACAACATTTTGTATCACGGTATCTGTTAATCGTGTTACATCATTTACATAGATTGTGTTGTCAACGTTGCTTAATGGTTCAGTTAACCAAGTTCTAGTTTGAGTATTTGCTCTATACACTACCGCATCCTGCGCTTGATTTACATTCAACAAGTATACTTCTTCATTTGGAGTAGCACTTGGCATCATAGATTCTATAATAACCACATCACCAGTTGCGATTTCTGTCAAAATACTAACTTCATTTCCTGAATTCAAACGTAATGCGCTTGAAGGAACTCTGTAACCGTTAACGGTTACCCATAGACGGTCTACGTTGTCTTGTTCCCACTGAGCTACTCCCATTGATCCAGATCCATTAGTCAATACAAACTCATCACCGTCTCTTGTTGCAGTGATAGAGAAAGTTGTTGCACCAATAACTTCACGAATGTAGTATGTGGTTCCTGCAACTACGCCACCGAATACTGTTCCGCTGAATACGATAGGTGTTCCTGCAACTAACATATCTGTATCTGCAACAGTCAAAAAGTTACCTAATGTTGGGCTTGTTGTTGTGGCAGTAACATCGGCTGTTATCAATATAAATTGTGTTGATACCCACATGTAACCACCAGACACATATGTGGAAATATCAGTAACTGGGTAGTTTAATGCAGTTAATCCAGAGTTGTAAGCTTCAGTGTACAAGTCAACTTGAGTAGGACTAATAACGTGTACATAGTAGGTGTTGTTGTTCAATTGAACAGAACCCAATGTACCATCGATGCGAATTACGTCATTTGTAGTTAAGTTGTGTGCGGCTGTTGTGGTTATACGAACTGCAGGTTGTCCGCCAACGTATGCTACCACTAATCCAGAGCCAGTTGACAAGTTTACGGTTGAACCGCCCGGAGTAGTAGAGATAGTAAAGGTTGTACCGTTAACTACTGTCTTTATATAATATACCAAACCAGATATATTGATTCCACCAAATGATGTTACACCCTTAAATTGTACTGTCTGTCCTGCAACAAAACCACTAGTAGTGGAACATGTTATATAGTCAGTTGCGTCGGCAGTAGCTGTACAGTTTGTAGTTGCGGTGTATGGAGTAATGTTGTTATTAATAGACGCAATCTTAGAAACTGTATTACCGGTGATATCAGATTGAGTATTCAAGTATTGACGACTTGTTTGATTGAACGATGTAACTACAACAGGTACCCCATTAGCAGGCTCAGATCCAACATCAAATGTAAGTTCATTGGTGTTGAAATCAATTGTATATGTAGATACCGGTTGACGTAATCCATTGACCTCAACTACTGCATTTTCAGGGTTATCTTGACCAACAAAGTTAGTCAATTCAAACGGCCCTATTGTACCATCGCCTGTAAATCTTTGTACTTCAGGGATTGTATATCCATATTGATCTGGTGTGGTTTCACCAAACAAGGTATATGTAATATAGTCATCATCTGTATTATAATCTCCAGTAGAGAAGATGATAGATGCAGAGATACCATTATCAGCGATACCGAATGCATAATCATTAGTAATAAATTCTGCGCCACCAGTAGCATCTGTCAATGTAATTACAGGACCGCTGAGTGTAGCTGATACTGTAAATTCATTGTTGTCATAGATACCGCTAACGTAGTATGTTGTTTGTGGTAATAATACGTTACCAAACATACTATCACTAAACACAATTGGTTCTCCCACAACCATACCGTCTGTGGTGTTAGTTGTGACTGCATTGTTACTTGCTTTTGTTCGTGTAACGGTACTTGTTGTGCCGATCAACAACTTACTTCCATTGTGATAGATAATGGGGTCTGTCCAAGGTGCACCATAACCAACTTTGATAACGATGTTCATTGAACCGGTTGCAGTTGTCAACGCAAATGTAGGTCCAGCAGTTCCTGTACCGGCATTGATTGTAGTTGACACTGTAATTCTATTAGTAATATAACTGATTGTTTTGACATAGTACGGAGTATCTTCTTGTAAACCACCAAATACATTACCTTGGAATCTAATAGGATCATTCAATACAAAGTCCTTAACACTAGCACAAGTGATAGCATTAGATGTAGCATCAGTTGCAGTAGCTAATACATCTACCGGGAAAGTTTCAGGACGAATTACGCCTGAACCGTTGTAAAGTTGTCCTGTATAGTTACAGTTGACATAGATTTCATTCCAACCAGTAGTAGTATTTGTTCTGATAGGATCAGTCTTAGTACTTGCCTTAACCAATTGATTACCATTACCTACTTCATATACATCTACACGTAACTTATCAGAAACGGGTAAGAATGGTAGGGGAGAGTTCAATGATACTACAAAGTTAACCCAATCTATAGTATAATCCAATGTTTCATATAGTGATGTACCTAATCCAGTAGTGCCGTCGATTTGGTATACGGCAATCTGTGCTGGCGTCTGTACACTGTACAAGTTTCCAATATCAAAGCTATACGCAGTTTGGCTACCTGAAGTTGGATTATATTCTACTGAAACTACATTGTAACCAACGTGAGCATATACAGTAGCATTCCAATCTGTACCAGGACGTGTGGCAACAGTCATCATTATATTGTCTGTAACGACCCCTGGAACTAATTCTTCTGGGCCATAACCATATTCAAATGTTGCACCTTGAACATCATAAGTAGTTGTCTGTGGTGCAAATACTGATGAACTAACCCATGTAGTACCATTGTTAACACTAGTTAAAATTGCATTGTTGTCTCCAACTACAACCCATGTTGCGTCATCTGCATTATATATGATTCCATTTAGATTTTCTGTTATACCAGACGTTCTAGTTGTCCATGTGATACCGTCACTAGATGTTCTAATTAAACCTGTATCACCTACAGCAATAAATGTTCCATTAGCATAAGATATATCTCTTAATGATCCAGTTGTTGGATATGAATACATGTAAGTAGTTGAAGAAGGTCCAACTGACGTTACAGTAACCGGTGAACCTCCGAATGATGTGCTCAACTGAAGCTGAGTACCTGATATAATATTAACAACATAGTAATTGGTTGCTGTAGCAAACACGTTAAACGATTGTGAGAAGCGAACTATATCACCAACCGTGAATCCACCAGTGCTAGAAACACTTAATGAATTGGTTACTGTGTTAGTACTAATGATAGATACTTCATTAACACCTGACCAGTTTGCACCGTTGTTAGAAATATAAATTATACCATCTTCACCTACTGCTACCGCATTAGTAGCACTACATGCAATAGCATACATACCCTTTGAACTGACTGCAGGTAACTGAGTCCAAGTTATGCCATCAATGCTAGTTACAATTAAGTTAATATCTACTGTAGTAGTTATTGGTCCAGAATAGTTAAATTCTTGTCCTTTACCTACTGCTATAAAACCAGTGAACGATGTAATGTTAATACCAGCAACACCATATAAGGTGTTACTTAATAGTGGGTTTGCAAATGAAAATCTTTCATACCATCTATAGGTATCTGTGCTATAAACAATGTTCTGACCAACAGCTACCCATGCATTATTTCTATATCCAATTGAATTTAAATATAATGACGCTACTTCTAATGCAGTCATATCATAGTTAGTATCATCATACGGTGTAGAACCCCATGGTGTAAAGTAACCGTTCGTAGTCCAAATAACACCATCAGTACTTCTGAATAACGGTGTTGCTTGATTATTTGTAGTTAATATGTACAGTCCTCCTGCATATATTATATCGGTTGTGCCTAGAGGAGTGTTTGCTAATTTCTTAATTTCCCAAGTGTTACCGGCTGCACTAGCAATAACTCCCGAATAATCAGGTGTGTCGACCGGTGCAATGTATGATGTACCGTCCCATGCAATAGCGGTAACATCTATTTCAGTTGGGTAGAATGCCTGATCTTGTAGAATAGTGTCTAACGGATATTGTAATGCAGGTTCAAATGCATTACCTAAATACGTACTGTTTGGATAAGTAACACCCTCAAATAGTTGTGTCAAGTCTACACCAGGCATGTTGTCTGTTGGAGCATAATAACCCTTGACACGATCCATAGCATTCAATCTACGATCACCTGAATCTAATAATTCCCATTTACCAAACACAAACTCTTGGTCGTTGTTAGAAATAACACATACATAAACACGGTTATTGTACTTAACCAAACTCTGATTAAAGATGAATGGTTCAGGTAGTAATGCAAATGATCCTGATTTAGCCATTGTAAAATCAACACTGATTGTGGTAACCATATTCACAATTGTAGCAGAAGTCATTGAGGTAGACAAAACATTCTGTAAGATATTAACAATGTAGGTACCTGCACCACCTGAACCAGTTCCATATCCAACAATTTTTGTTGCTGCCGAAACTCCAGATCCTGTAATTATCATGCCTACTGTTATAGGATTACCTGAGGTAAACGAAGAAACTGTCAATACAGTATCTGCAATACTACCTACAAATGAGCTACTAGAGTTCAAACCAGGTACTGTGCTAATTCTAAATTGAGTGCTAGATGGAATATCATAGATATAGTATGTTGCACCTTCAGTGATATTTGTTATAGCTGTCTGAACAGATCCGGTAAACACAACTGCATCATTAACATCAAACACAGTAGTATCATCTATGGTTAATCTGTCATTAGATGAATCAATAGCAGTAACTGTAGCTTGTGTAGTTCCAATGAAAGGTAAATTTAATCCACTTGCAGGTACGGTCATTAACTGATTCTCATATAGAGCAAACTCAGTAGGAGAAACGACCTTCAAGTAATATTGCTGTGAGCTTCCTGGTACTGTACCTGAACAAATTACACTAGTAATAGCGCCAACACTGTCAATAGCATTTACAGTCAGTGTTAAATCATTTGCGGGAGATGTTCCTCCCATACCTGTACCAAGAATAGTAATTACGTTATCAACTGCATATCCAGAAGCTTGGTCATTAATAATGACACGATAGCCACCTAAAATATAACTTACATCAAACTCAGGAGTTGACAATGGAGTTTGATCCATTGTAGCATCTGTAGCAATAATCATTTTTTGAATACCATCCTGCGTTCCTGATGTAGTAATTGGAGATCCACCCGAAGTCAACGAAATAGTAAATGTTGTAGAACCAGTATTGGTAACAAAATATTCTGTATTTTCTGACACGCCACCTGGCAATGCACCGGTTGTTCTAAAGAACACTTTAGTACCAGTTGCCGGAGCTTCAGTAACTGTAATAGTTGATGAAGGTATTGTAAATGTCGCATTCTGTTGGGTAGCACCAGGACTTACTGCTGTTCCGCCAGCTGATGTTCCAACACTTACATAAGGTAAACCAGTACCGGTCATTAATCCACTGCCTGCTAGTAAATCTATTTCTAGACCACCCGGAGTATTAGTGATAGTAAACTGTGTTGCATCATGAACGTTTTTCACCCAATACTCAACGTCAATTTGTACTCCACCGATACCTGCCCCGGAGAACGTGATTGGCATGTCTGTAAACAATGAGGCCGTTGATTCACATATTAAGTAATTGCCGGCTGTTGTAGCTGTGACTTCTACCTGAATAATGCCATTAGCAACAACATAATATTGTGTGCCGGCGGTCAAGAAACTTGATCCGTATGTCGTAGAGATTTGTAATGGTAAATTATTGTAGATGTTTGTCAACCAAAGAGCAACAGTATCACCTGGGTTAAAGTTTGACAATACAACTTTACCTGCAAGTGTAGCAGTACCTGTACCAGAACCAACACCTGTTGCAACAAATGTTACACCAACTGTATTAGATGAAGCACCAATCTCAATGAAATTAGTTGATCCTACAGCAGTGATGTTATATGCTTCTCCGATAATGAAATCCCCGGCGTTTGTTGCACTGCCGCTCTCATCTATCAATCCAGCTACACCGCGTGTAATCAAGTCAGTGTCAGTGCCAGTTAATCCTGGATATTGACCGGATGTTTCATATAATGTGAAGTATTGACCGTTAACTTGACCAGGACTTACTGGCAAGCTGACGTTGACAACCATAGTGTTGCCGGTAGTAGTTGTCAATGTTGTAGTATTCTTTTGGCTTGTTACTAACATTGATGTGTCATCGGCTTCTGCTACAGTAGTTAGATTTAATACTGCACCGTTAACTATAGCAGAGATTTGGAATGAAGTAGTAGACACAATAGAAGAAACATAATATGTTACACCAGATGTGATTCCACCAAAGCTAGTGACAGATGAGCCACTGACAATCATATTATTGAAAATTATTGATTCGTTTACTGCTATCTTCTGTGTGTCTCCGTTAATGACAACAACATCAGTAGAACCATCCGTAGATAATACGTCAAATGTCAATGGATCTTTAGTATCAGACATAGTGAATGTCTGATTGTCTACAACTGTTGTTATGTAATAAATTTGGTTTTCAACTATACCACCAAATACACCATTATTAGGTAGTGAGGTATCTGTGCCGGTAAAGAAAATTGGTAAGTTAACATAGAAACCTTCTGTTCCTCCTGTACCTGTAGGGTTTAGAGGAACTGTTACTTTGTTTGTAACCGCAGTAGTCGCTGTTATGTCAAGAATACCTGGATAGTCTACTGTAATTACCGCAGTATCAGAAACTTGACCTACATAGCAAGACAATCCTGCTACACTTACTGTGTAGTTTGATAAATTTGTTATAGGGCTGCCGCTAGGATCACTAGAGATAGTAAAGTCTGTTTGACTCAAGATGCTATTAACGTAGTAAACTTGCTCGTTGACTATTCCACTTGATCCAACTGCACCAACAAACTTAACCGGCATTCCAATATAGAAACCAATTGTTCCGCCGGATGCGTTTGGATTACCAGAACCATCGTCTTGTAACGCTAATCTAACTGCATCAGTAGATCCAATTACACTTCCTACATTACGTACAAAAGAACTATATGTAACTATACGATCATTTCGTACATCTGTAATTTCAAATGCTACACCCTGAGCACTAGCTAAAATAGATGCAATAGGTGGTTGAGTATTTTCTAATGTAATAGATGAACTAGCAACAGAACCACTATTGTGATATGAACCTGCATAGAATGCACCATAGTATCTTCCTGCTATCCATTCAATTATTTCAGAATTATAAGATGTTCTATCAAAACGTAAGGTAATGTTATTCTCTCTTACTGGCAATGCAGTAGAAATAGCACTTGCTTTTGCACCTACATTAAATGAATGATTAGAACCAGTACCAGTGGTGTATAAAGGTAATCTATTTTGATTCTTCACTGCATCAGAGTATTTTTCATATAAGCCTACACTGACTGAAGGTACAGTTTCTAAAACGTTAACATAATACCACTGTCCATCTTCTAAACCACCAACATTAGTGCTATCTGCACCTAGTTTGTATTGAACTAAATCACCTGTTTGTAATAAAGGAGCATACACTTGAATAGTGTTTGTTAATGTGCTTACACTATTGCTGCCAAAAGAAACTACAACCGCAGAATCAATTACAATACTAGGTAAAACAGCATAACCTTGTCCCGGATCAATAACATCAATACGCAATACACTATCTAAGTTCATTACTGCGTTTAGTACAGCGGCTATAGTTGGAGCAGGATATATAGTGGTATCAATGTATGCGGTTACCTTAGGAGGTTCTGAGTATCCGCGACCACCATCTAACACTAATACAGCAGGCAAATCAATGTATATCAAGTCACCTGGAATGTGTGTTGTAACTGATGTTCCATTAACACCTCGAGTTAAACCTGACAGCACATTTAATGCACGGTCGACCGTAGCATAACCAATCTGTTCTACACCAATTTGAATTACTCCGTTGATAGGTAATCCCTGTGCGTTATCAACTGCAAATGTATTAGTGTTCAATGAAAGATATGAAGCCAATGTAGTAATCTGTACATTGTCTTGTCCAGTCAATGCCACACCGTAGTTTTCAAACCACTGAGAATATTCAGATTCTTGCCAGATAGGATCATCAGGTGTAAATTGATTCACGCCATTGGGATTAGCATACACTAGTTCAGGTGTTACAAATTGTCCAATCGAACTATTATACTTTGCAGGCAAGTCAAAATCAGTAATATCACCTGCATACAATTCAGCACCAGTATACTTGAACAAGAACTCTTTAATTACAACATGATAAGGTTTGATCTCGTTTAAGTATCCTGCCAAGAAGTCTTGATTGTCGCTTTGGAATACTTCAATAGGTTTCAACTCACGTATAGTATGAGCTACATCCATAAATGAAGTTTTGTTCAACCACGGCAAGTAGTTTTGATTTTCTGTGCTTTCAGCTTGAATGTATTGAAATAACAGAATCAAACTCTTGTTTCTGTAAATTAACAAATCATTGGTATACAACTGTTCATTTAGAGCACGAACAATTTTACGTGTTTCTTCACTCGGATACACATCGTAGGTGTCAGTATCAAAGAAGTTATCGCCGTAACCCAATCTGACTGATGCGTAATCCCACAATGATGATTTGAATTCGATTGTACCGTTTTCCAATCCAATACGTCTCCAGTTGCCTGTTGATTCATAAACATACGTTTCTGATTTACCGCTTCCGTTTGTAGCTACTGTGACAATAGTACCAACACTTACTGACAAGGTAGACAAGTCAGCATACACTGGAACTTGTAGTGATGCCTTAGTATTATTGTTATACCCAGTTGCCCACCAGTTGATGTATTGCCAATAATTAGCAGTATCATAGAATTCACCGCTGGATGTTAGGAAAGAAGAATATCTAATTTCTGTTATAGGAAACTGAGCTAATACAGTATTTGCATATTGTAAGTAGTTCTTTAATGCCAAGAATCTATTCAAGAAGAAACTCTGACGCGGTCTTGCTAATATACCTGTTTGTACTGCTTTTGGTAAGTATGGGTTAGGAACTACAGAACCTAATTCATCAACTCCGCATAGACTGTCGAGTAGTCTATCATATAAACTTTCAGGTGTTTCATTAGTAACTAACGGGACACCTGGTAAAAAGTCACTTGCATAACCGTCACGTATCAAGTTGAATTGAGAGTGAGCAGGGTCATCATTACTACCAGTAGCAAATCCAATATGCAATACGCTATCATTCGCATTGATATAATCACCGCTATTGTATAATCCATATACGCTAGGTAGTAGAGGAGCAAAATAGCTTACTCCTGATGCTTTTGGACTCTCGATGTATGATGCAACTACTGAATCAGCTAACGTTTTGCCATTATCAGAGAAGATGGTATTTGTATTTCTTGCCCAGAAATAATAAGTAGGAGTCAATGCGCCGGCGGCACTAATTACGTATTGAACAGAATAAGAGTTAACGTTAAACGGAGTACCAGGACCTCTATATTCTCCAGGCAACACAGTACTTGCTACCCAGCTATAAATCGCAACATCACTGCCAGGGAACAATGTCGCCCAATACTGACTGTTATATGAAACATCATCGTTTTGATGATAGTTCACATATCGCATACTTCTAGTGTTTAACCAAACTGTACCTAGTTGGGCGGCGCCCCATGTAATTCCACCTGTTACTACTGATGAGTTATTGTAAATTGCAGGATCAGCATTTGAAACAACATCAATGTTTTCTCTTGCGGCGCCTAAAATTTTACCTTGTAATGGATCAATGTAATCCATGTTGATTAAAGTATTGTTTGTTTCAGCACTAAACAATTGAATGTTGTAAATCTTTTCAATGTCTACTATAGGAGCAGAATAACGATGTAATGACCAATCTTTGACTCCTGTTAAATTGTTGTACGTTGTTACTGAACCTGCATATGTAGTACCGCTTGTAGCACCTGTATCATTAGGTGTACCAATAGCTACACTATAATCGTTAAAGTCTAATGCTGTACCATAATATGGTTGGTTGTTGTACGTTACGTCGGTTGCCTGAGCGTATGAATTATATGCTGAGTACACCAAATTAGGTGAGTTAACGCTCTGTGCATATATAAATTCACCAGGAGTTGATAAACTTTCATTGTATTGGTCTATATAATCAAACATGTAAACTGCACCAAAGTTTGGTGACTCGTCTACCCACTGAGTGGCATTGTTATCAAATATAGTATCATCATCTTGGTTTTCATTATCCAAGAAGTCAAACGTAGTTGCAGAGTAACGTGTTCCAGTAGGAGCACTTGCTACAAAGCTACCATACTGATTAAATTTAACTTTACTACCAAATTGAGTAGGTCCAATTTTATGTGGGCAAAGAATTTCTTGTGTCTTTGTGAAAACAGTTAGTCCTAATTCTGATAATGTTGCAGTGTCAACTACACCTAAGTATAACTTCTCGTCATAAGTTGTTATATCATAATTCAACAAGTAGATAGCAAGTTTTCCATCTACTGAGGCAGCAGTCACATTAGTTATACCTGCAGATTTAATTGCATTAGCTACAACTTCTGCGTTTCCTGCAGGAAGAAATGTTAAGTAACCATTAATCAATAACTTGCGTGTTGTAGTAACGTTACAATTTGTTGTTCCCAAATATGTGCCATACTTAGCACCAGGATCTGTATAGCGATATACAGTTCCTTCGTGTGCTTGTGAATCTAACTGGAATGGAGCACCAATAATTATTTCACTTGCGTTGGTGTTTACGTCAACAGAGATACCAAACTGTGATCCTGTTTGAGGAGCTTCTTCAGTTGTCAATGTTTGTAGCAACACAATTTCGTGACCACTTACATTAACAATATCACCTGCGTTTAGTGAACCAGTGTAGATCAAAGAATCACTTACTACTGCGTAGTTGTTGTCAGTAACAACAGTACCATTTTTAGATACGATTAAAGATTGTGTTTGAACTGTTGCAGTTGCACCAGTGATAGATGCATTGGTTGTTACAGATACAGTAGATGCACTTTCTCTAGACGTTTTCAAAGTAATATATGAGCTAGGTACGTTGATAGTTGCAACGTAATAAACTAAATTAACAGAAACGTTTGTACCTGTCATAGTGCCAGTAAAAATTATAGGATCATTTACTGTTATACCAGAAACGCTGGTTAATGTTACTTTATTACCTGTACTATCAGTAGAAGATACCGTTCTAGAAACAGTAGTAGGAGTCCATGCTAACTGTAACGATTGTGATGCAGGTGAAATACTACTATAACGAATTTCAACATTTTGAGATAGACGTTGGAATGTATAAGTGTAACCCCAGTTATCCACTGTACCGTTGTTTTGATTAGGAGTACCGATGACAATTTCATCACCGTAAAAATCTGTAGCGATTGAATAACCAAAGTTGTCACCGGCAGTAGTTAGACCTAGTGCATCACCGTCGATTGAAGTGATATTGATATATGTTGTTTTGTTTGCAACACCCGTACCAGAACCAACACCAGTTGCGATGAATGAAACACCTACATCGTTAGATGCGGCTCCAACTGTAGTGAAATCAGTTGTACCAATACTTTGAATCGTGTATGTTTGTCCAACTACAAAATATCCTGCTGTTGTAGGTATGTTTGATCGTTCGTAAACATGAACAGTATTTTGTTCAATGTCAGAAATATAGATCCAATTTTGATCTCCAGATATAGCAATTGATGTTCCCCAAGGCGCATTAACGGATCCACCTGCAGTATAAGGCAATGTTTGAATCAAAATCAAATCATCAGATGTTGTAGTCTGTAGTAATTGATACAGTTTTACATTTCTAGTTACGCCAGTTGTTTCAGCAATTGCATATAAATTGCCTGAGTATTCGATAGTGCTACCAAAGCTAATACCGCCTGTTAGTGTCTGCATAATCTGATATTCATTAACCAAATCGTTATAAGTATAACGATACACTGATCCTGCATCTGCATCACCAATTAAGTAACCAAGTGCATCACCAATAGCAACTGCACTACCTAAAGATTCACTAGAGGTTTTTGTTATTTGATTCTCAAGTTGATAGTTGATAGATTTTCTGTACACACCCCATGACCCGTCAGTGGCTGTGTCAACCCAAACTGTGTTCTTTCTGAATTCAGAATCTAATAGAGGTAATGTATTAATCTCAGAAGGAGTTGCCACACGTTGAGATGTGAACTTCAATCCAATACCTTGTCCAGTAATATTCTTAATACTAGGATCAAGAGTCTTGCTAATCAATACTCTATACTGGTCAATGACAATTGTTGCTAAGTAGTAACCATCAATTGCAACATCAAAGTTTACGATTGAAAAAGGTTGATATTGTCTTAGAGTGTGAGGCGTCTTGAACGTAATTGTAACAGTGTCGTTCAAATTGTTCTTAGCGTTTGTAATTTGACCTATAGGTGCAGTTGTGTACACTTGCCAAGTTTCTAAATAATTAGCCAACCATACATAGTCACGTACATAGAAGTCTTGTATAGGAATTACTACACCGCTCTTGTTAATTGCGTTAGGCATCTGAGCATAATAGAATGCAGACATCTTAACGTCATTGAAGTTTACATAACCTGCATCTGGATACACGGTAGAAGGTTCGGCCGCGCTTGCAGTTGGAAGTACATCAACATTAGTAATTGGACGCCCATAGTTAAACAGTGAGTACAATGGTACTTCTTGTTGTACACCCACATTAAATACACCGTTAGTTAACCCGACAATAGAAGGGTTTCCTGTCATGTAGTTTTGATTAATTTTGAATTCGACAAAGTTATTGTTTAGTACACCACCAAATTCACCTGCTTTGATTGCCCAATTTTCATAGATATCATAATCAATGCCACCTTGTGGTAAGTTAGCACCTCTGAATGCAGAGGCTGCGTTCAATGTACCTTTGTTTTTAATCATGTTCTTGTATACGTTGACTTGAGTAATATCAGTCAAATCTGCAAGAGCCATGTAGTCACGTGGTCGATATCCAATCAAACTGAAACTTAATAGGTCTGCATCTTTTTCTAAGTTAGCCTGATTTATATCATAGTACAATGTGCTTTCATAGCTACGGGTACTTGCATTTGGTAACAAACCTGTTTGAATTTCATCGTAGTTTGTTCTTTTCCAATCTGCTTCTTTAAAGGTCTCGCTAGGTTGAATTACTTTAGTTGCAACCCAGTACTTGTTCTTAAAGGTTACAATCTCACCTTTAGTATATTTTGCGGTTCTGCTCCACTCTTTAATGTTGCTTTGGTTGTAGATAAAGCCGGCTGCATCAACTGTTCCATTCCAATTAGCAGATTTAGCGCCTCGTACTGTAATTCTAGTCTGACGTAATCCAGTTGTAAGATTATAAAGAACGTCACCAAATAGTGTTTCGTTATTGAAAACAATACCGTGTTCAAAATTGCTTAGGTTGAATTGACCATACGACATAATATCGCCTTGATTTAGAGCAGTAACTCTAAATTCAGTTTCTTGACGAACGACAGCCAATTCGTTAAGTTGAATAGGGTATAAGTTTTGGTTCAATACAAAGTTAGATTGTTGAAGTGTTAACGGTTGTACGATATTGCTGTCTTTATTGATGACCAAACTCTTTGCAGAAGGGTTCAATGTAACAATACTACCTGCACTCCATCCTGTTTGCGCCCAATACAAGAACTCTGCAATCATCTGATTCCAGTTGATTTCTAATTCATTCTCTAGGTCTTGGAATTTCATGCCCAAACTTGTTAAGTAAGCACCGTAATCAGATAAGAATTGAGAAACTTCTTGAACAGTATAGAATGTAGTGTTGTATGGTACTAGTTGAATTTGGTCAAAGTGCTCTGGCGCAATCCTTACTGATAGTTGCTCAACATCAATAGACGTGTAGGTGCCACCAAACTTTGGTTTCAAAGTCTTAAAGTATGCAACTGTCTGTGAATTACCAAAGACAGTGAATCCGCCGTTTGTTGCTATTTGAATCACAACTCCTGAGTAACTGATTCTGTTGAATGCTTGATTATCATATAATAAAACTTGATAGCTTTCATCAGGAATCAACAAGCTACTATTGTTACTGTTTGCTGTGGATTTTTCTACATAGAATTTCAACAACGTTTTATCACTGAAGCCAGCTAAACGATATACTAAACGTACATCCATATTGTCTAACATCTCAGTGATATTTGTAGTAGCATCAATACCTACTTGTTTTTCATAATCAACTATCCAGTTGATGTATGAGGTCTTTGCAGTACCATTGCCGTAGATTTCAATCTCGTTGATCCTCAAATGGCTTCTGTCGTTCACTAGATACTGATTAAATTCAGCATTGTACTTGTAATTGTCTAGGTCTACTCCCAAGTTAAAGAATTCTGCTGGCTTCATCAAAGCCATGATCTTCATCAAGTCAAATGGATAACTAGAACTACGACGGTAACTAAATTCTACCGGTGCGCCATCACCTACTTTCCAATCACGTTGGAAAAGTTTTTGATTATAACTACCAACAAGTGTTTCTATAGGTGGTAGTAATTCTCCTGCTGAGTTAACAGGAATAATCTCTAGCAATCCGTCACGAACAGCTTCAGGAATAACAATTGGATCACCATTATTCCAGTCAATACCTTGCGCTAAATCACTCCACAATACTAAGTTATCATTTGTATACGGTGCAGAACCATAACGACTTGTCCACCAAGTTGGCATCTCAGTAAAACCTAACATTTGCCATGGTGTAGTATTAGGAGTTGTTGTATCATAGAAATACTGATATATCCCTCTCCAATAGCCTTGACTGATAGGACTATTATCTATTGAGTTTCCACTTTGAGTATAGTTATAAGTGAAGTAGTTGCCGCTATTGTAATACTGTGTCTTATAGTTAAGTCTATTCTGTCCTGCCCAACTCAAGAAATTAGGTGAGTAAATGTATAACCAATCAGCGTATGAATAGTCAATGTCTCTAAAGAATCCAGGTAGAACCTCATATGCTTTAATAGGAATAACTGAACTGATCTTCAAATTGTTATAAACACGTAATTCAAATTCTAATAGAACTTGGTCTCTGAAATCTACAAGAATACCTGTCGTAGGATCATAGTCACCGTACAGTTTGTTGTATGAACCATCATGTCCTTTGATAAAATATGTAGGTTCGTTATAATTTTCATCTAAGATTACTTCAGGAATATATGCAGGATATAATCCCAACTTAGTTGGAGTATTAGGAACATAAGAACCATATGTTTGATTGTATTCCTTAATAGTAACAACGTCACCCGGTAACAAGTCTGTTGTTACTGTTAATGAAGGTGCTGTTTCACTTATAGTGTAATCTTGGTTCTTGATTAGTTGTTGTGTGGTAGTGATTCCATTAGTTGTTCTAGTCAAATAAACAAGTACACCATAATAATTTGCAGTAGTGAAGTCATAGACTCTAGACAATGGATAGATAGAAACATCCAAGCTATTAGCAAATGAGTATGTGTTAGTAATGTAAGCTGATTTGCCGGGTAGCATATCAGACCAAAAGAACGGCTGACTGTTATCTTTGGTTGCAGTAATTTGATCCAAAGAGTCATCAAGCATCACGGATGGATTATATCTTTGTGTATAATCGCTGTTCTGTACAGTGTACACTAATTGGTTTTTAAACTTAATGTATTCTCTGTCATTGAATAATAATGCGTTGAACAAGTTGTGTTCTTGCTTGCGTAAGAATGCTCCGGGCAATACTAAGCTTGCACTGTTTTGAATGATCTTGTCGCCCCACGGAACCATATTACCCAAATCACGATAGTTGTTAGGGCCAAATACATTGCCAGTTGTATTGGGATTGTTATAGAATGCGCTTTGATATTGACCACGAATATCACCCACGTTTGCTGTAATGATATCAGCATTCAATGGGTTGTTATTTAAGTTAGTAGGTATAGAATAGAAAGCCGTTGGACTTACTTGGTCACTCAATAAGGAAATTTGAACAACTGTTTCTGTAACAGGTGATGTGTTCAATACTACTGTCGTAGAGTTAGGGCTTACTGTCACTGTAAATTCACTGTACGGAACAATTACGTTGTTGATTGCAACTTCAATAGTAGGCCAATTAGTACTTGTGCTTGATGATTTTGAAATATCACATACAAATTCAGTTGTAGGATTTAATGGATCATAATTGAACGAGAACAATTGATATTGAACACTAGGTGATACCGAAGTTTGCCAGCCAAGCTGACGAGTAAACAATTCTCTAGTACCGTATTGAAATACATATCCAGTGTTTACGTTTTGTGTTATTGGGTTAGTACCGCTGACATAATCAAATGTGTCTGAATTTAATGAAACATCAAAACTAATGTCACCTACGTTGTCTATAGAACTATACCTAATAGGGAATCCTAAAACAGTATCATCTAGACCTGTTCCAATACCATATCCAAATAATTTACAACCTGTAAAAGAAGTACCTATGTATAATGAAGCGTCACCAAAGCTGACATCATTTTTATCAAACACATCAAATAATGGTGGTTGATTTAGTTCAGTCTTTTGTTGAGCTTTTATCCATAATGAGCCGTCGAACCAAAACTCTTTGCCGTTATTAGCATATCCACGTAAGGCAACTGTTTGTTGGTCAGCAAAAACATCACCGTCTTTGGCTTCTGTTAAAGTTATAACAGGAGTAGATGATCCGGTGATCGTAGAGAAACGTGAAACATAAACTTTGTTTCTTACGTTAACATTTGTATCAGCCGTAAAAATTACTTTTGCACCATCAAATAGTGCATAGTTATCACTTGTAGTGTCAGTCGCAATAAAGGATACATTGGTTGTTGTTGGTAAATATTTGCTTGTGCCGTCTAACCAGTTTACTTCAATAGTAAGAGTAGTAGTTCCCGAAATTGAGGAAATTTGAGTATTTCTAGGTAATTGATTTGCAGAGTCAGTAATATATTGACCTACAGTGAGTGCACCAACTCCAACTACAACTACATCTGAAGCAGGTACTGTAATCGTTGCGGTATTTACTGGAGTTACAGTGTCAATGATTGTACCTGTGTATGCAGTATAAACTTCAACATCCGGATAGTAATTTTCTTGACCAGCAACTAAAGTGAATGCATCAGTTGTTCTTACATCAATGAAGTCAACCGGTGCTTTGCCCTCAGACCCAGAGTTAAACATCTTTATATTAGGATAGAATTCAATAATTGGACGTTTTGCTTTGTATGCAGAAGTAGCATACAGTGTTATCAAATCCGGATTGTTATTGTACGTTGCAGTAGCATTGATTACATCAATATGGAACCAACGATTACTACGTGACCATGCATTCTGATCCATTGAATTTCTAGAAATAGTGATGTAGTCCGGTATTACGGGTATGTAGGAATCACCTTCCCAATTAGCAGAATCCCATCCAGCAGTATCCCATGGAATATATGTATTCGCAGTAAAAGCCTCTGGTGCAATAAAATCTTCTACGGGACGTAATTCAATTGCAGTGCCTACACCTTCTACATAGTATTCACCTGTCAAATAGCTTGACGGGAGTACGTCACCTTGGAATGTAACTTTTAAACCATTAGTAAACACAACACCATTTGTTGCAGTATATTGTTGTTGACCTAAAATATCTCTTTCAACATCTAATGTGTTAAGGACGTTACTTTCAATTAATCTTATTACACCAACTTTATTAGCGGATGTGCCATCTTGATAATATAAGGTATCTAGTTGAGCACTTAGGTATGGTATTAGTAATACTATACCTGATGGATTTTTGTAAAAACTTCTAGCTATCCATTCTGTACCAAATGTAGCAGTAATCTTTTGATTAGTAGGGATTTCATTGGCTTGTTTCAAACGCAACACTGGATCTGTAGGATCACCTAAATACTGAATAGTATAGAAGTTTTCACTTACTGTAGTATAGTAACCTTGTTCATATAGACCTTGATTAGCTACCGCAGTCATTGTGCCGGTGCCGTCAGACAATGGATACACAGAACCATCTGGTGTAGTAGAAACAGTAAACTGAGTAGAGTTAATAACAGACTCTACATAATAAATTGTATTTGGCAATGTTGTTGAATACGCTGCCAATCCACCAAAAGGATTTCCATTGAAAATAATAGCGTTACCAACAACTAGGTTTGCAGTACTACTACAGGTGATTGCATCAGTTGACGCAGTAGTTGCTGTAACTGTAATAGTTTCTAGTGCAGTTAAACTATCGTTTTGATCGAATGGCGTATAGTCAAAGAAGTTAGAAACATAACCAACTTCGTTTGGAATACCTGTATTGTAGAACATCACAGTTAATCCATCTAATGATGTTACACCATCAATACTACCAATGTCTGCAAGTCTTGCCCCGTTTATATTAGCAAAGGGTAAAGTACTAACGACATCAACTAGGTTGTTACCTGGGAAGTTGTAATTGTCTTGTCCGTCTTTAGGAGGCACAGTAAATGTAACAATGCCTTGACTTGCGCCGTTGTTATCAACACCTAGTACGTCACGTGTTTGCACGTTTGGTTGTGCTGGGTCGTAACCAGTAATACCCGGTTTGCCTTGAATCCAAAATTGTGTGTCTTGGTTAACTGCAAATGTGTATGTGCCGCCACGTAACAATGTTAGCGTTGGGTTAGTAGTTCCGGAGCTAGTAGATGCAGTTACCGGAACAATGTTATAACCATTTGGAAGATCGAATACGTTATAATCGTTAGAGGAGAAAACAGTTTCACTAGAAACAACAACGCTAGCAGGACCTTGAGGAATCCAGTAATACTGATTGAAGTTAATAATTTTGTCTAGGTTAGTGAAGCTATCCCAAGAATATAATTGGCTTGTGAATAAACGATTGTTATCTTGTGTCAATCCACCTTCTAGATTCAATGCATCCAACATGCCAGGATAGCTGATAAAATCTTTTGCTACTGATTCATTTGTCTTAGTAAAGACAACACCTGGATCTAATTGATAATCTGTTCTTGTTTTCGTAGGTTCAGTAACGTAGTAATTTTTAGCGTTTACACCGTAACCAAATTTACTACCAACATAGCCTTCAATTCGTTTAATTTCTGGTTGCTGGACAAGTTGATCTAATGTCGCACCCAAAAATTGGCTGTTAGTTGTGGTTTGAAATACTTCTGGTAAGAAGTTTAATGTTCTAATTCTAGATGCCATAATATAATACTTATGCTATTTGTAGTTCTGCTGGTGTAAGCGATGCGATAACTAATACGTCATTTGCAGTTGCCGCATTAACGAAAATTTCGTATGGTGCACTTTTTATTTCATAAAGATCTCCAAACTTCATTGTAGGATCATTTGGAACAAGAACGGCTGAACTAATTAGTTCACCTACTTGATCGTGCAAGTATGCGCTCAATTCAGAGAAATAAAATGTATCTCCAAAGTTCCAATTGTTAATATCAAAATATGCATTCATTGCTGTTAGTACTGCGCTTCTAATTTCACTATCACTTGCATTAGTGTTGGAGGCCTTTATAACTTTAATAGTTGCTCTTAGTGCGGCGGTTGCTTTAGGACCAAACAAAGGCTTAAACACTACACTATTTAACACCACACTATCAGTCAACATTTTGTAATTATTGAGTTGGCCATATGCCTCTGACAATTCGTTGATTGTTGGTTTAGGTGGCATAGGTACTGTGTTAGTAGAATCTTTAATATAGTTCTGATATTGTGTATAGTAACTTTGTGTAACTACATACAAGTCAATAATGTTAGTTGTAGCCGGGTCAATACGTGTCGTATTGTTACTATTGTGACGATACTGGAATTGCAATCCTTGACGACCCGGTTTCATAGAATATTGAGGTTGCGCTATTAAAACATAGAATGGAGTTTGTACAGTATTATCTTGTACAGTAGTCCAGAATATGTTTTCACCGTATGCATAAAATAATTGTCCTTGCGGGTAATCGTATTTTGCAACTTCAATTTGTGTCTTTGTTTGATACTGAACAACATCAGTAGTAGGAACAATTTGATATCTTGTTAAGTTAATAGCATCTTGTAATAACTCAAAGAATACATAGATGCCTGTGTTTGCGCCACCAGTCACATACCCTGTAACTGTTTGAAAGAAATCTGGATTGACAATCAATCCTCTATTGTTAATATCATTACTTGCAACTTCAACTTCAAAGTCATTGATGTAGCCATCGCTCGCTACTGGTTGACCAACGATGTTTACTGAAACATTTTTAGATAATGGGTAGTTACTGTTTGGTTGTGTGTTTGTGGCCAGGACATTAACAAAGTCTTGTAGAATTTTGCCACTAAAAGGATCATAAACTAGTTTATCACGTTCAAAACTGAAACGAGTATCCTCAACACTACCAAAGTAATATCTCAACGAACGATATGTTACTGTATAACGACCGTTTCCGCTAATGTCAGCTTGAAAACGAACGAACCAATTTGCATTATCGTATTGTTCAATAGACCAACGATCCTGTGCAATTGTCAAAGAGTTGTTAAATACCAAACTGAAGTTTTGTTGTAACTCCATACGAATAATACACTCTTGTACAATTTCGTTTGATAATGAATTATCAAACGATGGTAACACAGTAGTTAGAATGGCACCTTCAGGTACGTAACCATTTAATGTTACTGGTCCTGTACCATTAGCAAAGTTACCTTGACCGTTGTTGTAGCCGTCACCGGTTACTGAAAGAACTGTTGTCCAAATAGTTGTTTGGTCACTTGGACTTGCAATGCCTGCAACTAAACGATTGTTTGAATCAAAATAGAAACCACTTGGTGCTATAAATTTAATCAATGCACCAGCTGTTATATACTTAACATTGTTTGTAGAGTATGTACCAATTGGAATAGAAGTATCAGTACCATCTACAATGTTAAAGAAATATCCTGTCAATGAGTTTGCATCAACAGTACTTGCATTCCAATATACAGTGCCATCACCTGATGCCGCGTTGATAGAATACTGGGGGAAATTTTGTGTATAGTATTGAACTACACGATTGCTAGATAATACACTACCTAATGTATCTGTTAGGAACGTGATGATGTTACCAACAGTATTGATAGTCAATGATAGATAACCAGTTGTGTCATCTTGCCACAATGCACCGTCGGTAGCAAAACTATTTAGGCTTGAATACTTACCAGTAGGATCTAAAATGTCTAAGTTCTTAGACACACCTATACTTGAGCGATTAATCGCTTTTGACTTGATGATAGAACTGTATAATGTATATGGGAAGTTGTTATAATCTTCACCATTAACCATACGGTTTTGAGTGTAGTATCTTGTAGGAGCACGTTGTTTAATTTGTGCTAATGGCTCACGTGCTTGTGCATTTGAGACTGGAAGTTGTAGTTCTAATCCCAATGTCAAAATTTCAGTTTTACCTACACGATTTATATAGCTGAATGATACCGTAATACCTTGCATTTCAGTTGGATCAATCGTGTATGTCAATGCATTGCCTGCACGTACATATGCTCTATAAGAACCAACTGGAATCTGACTAAACACACCATCACCAAAAACATAGCTAACTTGGTCATTGAATCGTGAGTTTACTGAGAAAATCGTACGGTTGCTAGTTTCGTTTTGCAAGTATGCATCAGCATAAATGTTGTCTACTTTTGTCCAAAGTGCTCTAGTACCATTGTTGGCGTTCAATTGATACAACCATGTATCTTCATTATTGATGCCTTGAATGTCGATGTTAATAACTTGATTACTGATTTGTTGTTGCAAATTGAAATCATAATTCTGTAGTGATCCCTGCTTGAAATAGAAGAAGAACCCAGTATTTGGACTACCATAACCTAATTTGTCATTACGATACAGCATGTTGAAACGACCGCTAGGTGCAGGAGGAATTTCGTACATATAATCAGCGTCAACACTAGTTACACTGCATAATTCAAAGTTCATTGTGATACCGTCAACGGTTGAGTTGAATGGAACGATCGGCAATGCTGAGGTTGGTATTTGTAATGTGTACTCGCTAGTTGTTACGCCTAGCAAATCAGCAACGTTTGCAGGACGTCCTACACGCTGAGTATCAACCAATGCCGCATTGATAATTGTATTGAATTGCTCTAACCAAGATGGGTTTGCAGGATCATTCCAAAGAATAGGAAGATTGCCTAAATTTACACCGTTCAAGTCAGTGATGTTCTGTGTAGTCTGGATGTTTACAACTTTTAGATAACCTTGAGCGGCTAAGTTACGCTTAGGTGTATAGGAAACTAAGTTAGCAAGTTTAATAACTGAGTCACGGCGTTCAGCAGTATCAATAAAGTTTTCACGTGTATTTACGTCATTACGGAAAGCAAGACCTTGACCCATGAAAGCAATAATATCTAGCAGGGCGATAAATTCTGACGATTCTGTGAAATCGTTAAACGTTTCCGGGTAGTACACACGTAAGTAATCAATGAAACTTTTACGTAAAGTTTCATAATCATAACTTTTAAAATCGGCTTCGCGGAAGGTTTGGTAGATTGCTTGCCAATCGTTGACGCCAAATAATGCTGATTGTCTTGAACTTGTAGCCATAGTTATTCTCTTTTAAGTATTTATCATACCTAAAAACCGTGTTTTTTTCGGTTAGTACTGAACTGCCGCTCTATTTGTGGCTTGGCTGAAGAATACACTAAGCAATCGAGCTTGATTGAAGGGAGCAACTGCAACTTCTAATTCTAGTAAAATTCCATTTTCTTTTGGAAAAGCTTTGACTGAATTAAGCAATAATCTAGGATCGAGACTAGCCACACGTTTAATTTCGTTCTCTAGTTTATATTGTGTATCGGGTGTGTTTGGCTCAAACACAAAAGACCATATGGTAGTGCCATAACTGGGTTGACCAACTTTCTGACCTTGAGGAATATTTAATGCGTTTAGAAAGTCTCGTACTACTAGTGGACTATCCACTAAACGAAACTTTTTA